ATCACCAATAAATGTTCCAAGGGTTTCACCCAACATCGTGCCAAGAATAGGGATAGGAATAAACGATCCAAGTAATCCACCGACAGCGGCACCAACGCCCTTGAATAATGCTTGACCTATTGGTTCTCCAGCAAGTAAAGAAGCAACAGCAACAACAATAGGTCCTAAGATGGGAATTCTACCAAAGATACCTTTTACTGATTTCAAACCTGCTTTACCAAGTATTTTTGTTGCAAGTTTTCCAGGTGCTTTTTTCAATCCACCCTTCATCACTCTACCTGGTGCTGCTGTTCTTGATGCTAATGAATCCGCACCAGGTCTTGCAGTTATTTGACGCCTACTTATCGCTCTATTTACAGCTGCTCGTGCTTGAGATGGACTTTTACCATTGTTCAATGCATTCTCATATATGGTCCTTGCCTCGGGACCAAATTTTTTCTGAATAC